GCCTAAGTTGTGTGTGTCCGAACCGTAACTAGGGCCTGACCTGCGCAAACGTGAGGGGCGGTCGATGGCGGCTCGTCCGGGCCCGGTGGAACGCGCGGTCCGCTCAGAGTTGCGGTCACTGAAAGTCAGCGTCCAGTCGGACGGGTCGGCGGCCCTCGCGGTGAGCCTGGCCCGGCAGATCGACACGGCGCGGGGCGCGGTTGCTGCTGCGGCTTCCGCCGGGCAGCTGCGTGCGCTGCTGACCGACCTGCGCCAGGCGGCCGCAGCCCAGCCGGAACGGGACGTGATTGATGACCTCAATGCTCGACGCGCCGCGAAGCGCGTTGCTGGGTGACCAGCGGCCGCGGCTGAGGTCGGTTCCCCCGTCGGGGTGGTCGGAGGGTGAGCGGGTCGCTGACCTGGCTGAGGCTGTCGGCCTGAAGCTGGATGACTGGGAGCGGTGGGTCCTGGACCAGGGCCTGGGCCGTGATGACGGCGGGCAGTGGACGGCGTTCGAGAAGGCGCTGATCGTAAGCCGGCAGAACGGGAAGGGCGCGGTCCTGGAGGCCCTGGAGCTGGCGGCGCTGTTCCTGGACGATTTCGGCGCCGATCTGATCTTGCATAGCGCGCATGAGTTCAAGACGGCGTCGGAGGCGTTCCGGCGGGTTCAGGGGCGGATCGAGAATCATCCGTCGTTCCGCCGCCGGGTGCGGCAGGTGTACTTGCAGCGGGGCGCGGAGTCGGTTGAGCTGAAGAACGGGAAGCGGCTGCGGTTCGTCGCCCGGACCAGCGGTTCGGGCCGGGGGTTCTCGGCTGACCTGGTGATCCTGGATGAGGCGTACGAGCTCGGGAACGCGGAGATGGCGGCGCTGCTGCCCACGCTGTCGGCGAGGCCGAACCCTCAGATCTGGTACACCTCGACGGCGGGGCTGCCGACGTCTGTCCAGCTGGGCCGGGTGCGTGAGCGGGGCCTGCGCGGTGATGACCCGTCGCTGGCGTTCTTCGAGTGGTCGGTGGACCCGGATGCTTATGACCCGGCGGACCCGGCGGACTGGGCGCGATCGAACCCCGGCCTGGGGATCCGCATCACCCCGGAGTACATCGCGAAGGAACGCGCGGCGCTGGCCCCGGATGAGTTCGCCCGTGAGCGGCTGGGCGTGGGAACCTACCCTGCTGATGCCGCGGGGTGGTCGGTGATCCCGGAGGCGGCGTGGGCGGCGCTGGCGGACGCGTCCAGCCAGCCGGACGGGCCGCTGGCGTTCGCGGTGGCGGTCGACGGCCGGGAGGGACGCCGCGGCTCGATCGGCGTGGCGGGCCGACGCGCGGACGGGCTGCTGCACGCCGAGCTGGCCGATTACCAGCCGGGTACGTCGTGGATCGTGCCGCGGCTGGCGGAAATGTACCGGAAGCACGGCGGGACCGTGGTGGTGGACGCCGCGGGGTATGAGGGCAGCCTGATCCAGCCGCTCGAGGCGGCGGGCGTGCCGGTGACGAAGCCGGCGGCGCGTGACGTGGCGGCGGCGTTCGGCCAGTTCTGCGACGCGGTGACGGACTCCAAGTCGCTGCGTCATCTGGGGCAGGCTCCGCTGGGCGCGGCGGTGGCGTCCGCGGCGGTGCGTGACGTGGGGGATGCGGGCCGGACGTGGGGCCGCCGAGTGGCGGCCGGGGATATCTCGCCCCTGGTCGCCGTGACGCTGGCCGTATGGGCTGCCGCTGTGCCTCCGCAGCCGTTTTTCGGGAGCTGGCGCTTAGGAAGGTCTCACATTGACATCTGTCACCGAGCGCATACCCCTGGACCGCATCGAGGCGCGGGCCCGGCATGCCCGCCCGGGCCGGGCCGTCCTGGTCGTGGTCGCGTCGCTGCTGTTCGGCCTCGGCTGGCTGGCATGCAAGGCGTGCGCGGTCACGTGGCTGGCGCTCGCCTGGTGCGGCTCCGCGGTCATCGAAGGCTGGCAAACGGCCAAGGCCGGGCAGCGAGCACCCTAAAACGGTCGGAGGAGGCCATCTGTGGGCGTCCTTGACCGCGTGAACTCCCGCGCACGCCGCGGCCGCGGTGACGAGTCCCGGTACAGCATCGACACGTGGATCAGCGACTACCTGATCCCGTCGGCCGGCCAGTTCACGTACGGCAACACGAGCTACCCGCTGGGGACGGGCCTGCCGGGCAGCCTGGCGGGGAACCGGGCGGCGGAGATCGCGAACAGCCTGCCGGGGTACCGGGCGGCGCTGCAGGCGTGCCCGCCGGCGTTCGCGGCGCAGATGGTCCGCGCCCTGGTCCTGTCCCAGGCGCGTTTCACGTTCAGGAACCCGCCGTGGCACCGGGCGACGCCGCGGCGGACGTTCGGGAACCCTGACCTGGGGCTGCTGGAGCGGCCGTGGGCGAACGGGACGACGGGCGAGCTGGTGTCGCGGATGGAGTGGCACGCCGGCCTGGCGGGTAACGCGTTCGCGGCCCGGCAGCCGGGGCGGCTGCGGATACTGCGCCCCGACTGGACGGCGATCTTGTACGGGTCGCAGCTGGAGCCGGACTGGCCGTCGGGTGCCCTGGACGCGGAGCTGCTCGGCTACGTGTACGCGAACCGGGGTATCGGGGTCGGGGACCCGCACCTGATACTCCCCGCGGACATGGCCCACTGGGCCCCGCTGCCGGACCCCGAGATGACGGGCCTGGGCATGTCGTGGCTGACCCCGGCGATCCGGGAGATGCAGGGCGACCGGCTCGCCTCAGAGCACAAGATCCGGTTTTTTGAGCAGGGCGCGACGCCGAACCTGGTGGTGAAGGGGATCCCGGCGGTGTCGCGGGAGCAGTTCCTGGAGCTGGTCGAGGACATGGAGGAGCGGCACGCGGGTGTCGCGAACGCGTACCGGACGCTGTACCTGACCGCCGGGGCCGATGCCACCGTGATCGGCAGCAAGCTGTCCGAGATGGACCTGGGGGCGGTGCAGGGCCGTAATGAGACGCGGCTGTCGGTGCTGTCGCGGGTCCCGGCGTCGCTGCTGGGCATCTCGGAAGGTCTCGCGGGGTCGAGCCTGAACGCGGGGAACTTCTCGGCGGCGCGGCGGAACTTCGCGGACACGTGGGTGTACCCGACGCTGCAGGACCTGGCGAACTCGCTGGCGCCGGTGGTGAAGGTCCCGGCGGACGCGGAGCTGTGGTTCGACACGGCCGACATGCCCATTTTGCGGGAGGACGCCCGGGACGCCGCTGATATCGAGGCGGTGAAGGCCGTGACGATCACCGGGTACGTGAAGGAGGGGTTCACGCCGGAGTCGGCGGTGGCGGCGGTCCGGGGGCAGGACGTGTCGCTGCTGAAGCACGGCGGCCTGCTCAGCGTTCAGTTGCAGCCGCCCGGGGCGGCCCTGCCGGGGACTCCGGCGGCACCGGTCCCGGCGGTACTGCCGGCCGACGGTACGGGAGGGACAGGCGATGGCTGACGCGAAGAAGCCCTACGGGGACGTGGCCTACGCCGACCCCAAGAACGGCAAGTACCCCATCGACACGGCCGCGCACGCGAAAGCGGCCTGGTCGTACATCAACCAGGCGGATAACGCGGCGAAATACCCGCTGAACGGCGTGACCCTCGGCGAGGTGAAGGCCCGCATCAAAGCGGCATGCGAGAAGTTCGGCGTCGAGATCAGCGAGGCCAAGAGCGCCGGGTGGCTGGAGGGCGCGCTGGAGCGGTTCAACAAGATGCACGCGCCCGCCGGGTCCTCGGCTGGCGGCCAGTTCGCCGCCGCGTCCGGCAGCAGCGCGGGCAAGGCCGGCGGCAAGGGCACCAAGGGCGCCCGGCCCACGCCGAGCAACCAGCATCCGGTGGGGAAAGGCGAGGCGGGCAAGCGGGTCTCTGACCTGCAGTCCCGCCTCAACGCCCTCGGCGCCCACCTGAAGGTCGACGGGATTTTCGGCCCGAAGACCCTCGCGGCGGTGAGGGCGTTCCAGCGGTCGCACGGCCTGAAGGTCGACGGGCTGGTCGGCCCGAAGACCACGGCGGCGCTCCGCAAGCCCGCGGCCGGGCACGGCAAGCCCGCGCCCGCGCACGGCAAGGGCCGCCCGGCGGCCAAGACCGCACCGCCGAAGATTGCGCCGCCGTCCGCCAAAGCCAAGACGCCCCCGGCGACGACCGCCAAGGCGAAGCCCGTCCCGCCGCGCGGGACGGAACCGGGCGGCGGCACCCGGGGGTCTGACCTGAAGTACGGCCACGGGTCGGCGCTGTGGAAATACTGGACCGAAGGCGAGGGGTTCGCGAAGTGGTCCGCGGCGGTCCACAAGTGGACGACCCTGCGTGACCTGCTGCTGAAGGCAGGCGTCCCGCCCGCCGCGGCCGACGGGCTGACCACCAACATCATCACGGCGGTCATGCCGGGCTACATGAAACAGGCCCACGCGAAAGGACGGTCCGCGGTGACGCACGCACCCGACCTGGACGTCGTCCGCTCCGGCGGCGGGATGAAGCTGGAGCCCGCCGACGACGGGACGCTGGGGACGCTGACCGGCCGGTTCTCCGAGTTCGGCCGCTGGTACCGGGTGTCGTCGAAGATGGAGGGCGACTTCCTCGAGCGGGTCGCCCCCGGCGCGACCGCCGGCACGATCCGC